GTAGCCGTCGCCGTCGCCGCTGCCGCTGCCGCCGCTGAAGCCGCTGCCGTAGCCGTAGCCGTCGCCGTGGCCGTCGCCGCTGCCGCTGCCGCTGCCGTAGCCGTAGCCGTAGCCGTTGGAAGTTACAGTTTCCATACCGGCACCGCATCAATCGACGCTTTAGCTTTTTCGGAGAGGGGGAGGACTTCGATGACTTCAGTTAGGATCACTTCGGGCACCGCAGCCGGGAACTTGCAGCTCTTCGGCTTGCTCACGCCGTCGATGCTGAGCTGCGACAGCGATGCCGCGCCATCCCAGTACCAGAGCCGCCGGGCCTCGGTGATTACGCCTATCTTTCCTTTCAGGGACTTGAGAACGCCAGCGAAAACGCCAGCGGAATATGTGCGCACGATTACGTGCTTTTGTTTTTTAGATTTTGTAGCCATAAAATTAATACATTTGTATCTAATATAAATAGATGCTCAGCAAATGCGTGTGATGCTCATCGCTCCACCTCCGTGTCTTCCATCGCCTTTGCTGCGCGGCGCAGGTCGCCTGCGGTGAATGATGCTGGGTACTGGCTCACGCGCAGGGTGAGATGAGTGTCGTCTAAGGCATAGTCCTCATACGCCTTGGCAAACGGCCTCAGCGCAGTCTCCAACTCCTTGATACGTGCCACAGCATCAGCGTACTGGATGCCGCGCTTGATTAGATGGCTTCCGAGTTCGGCGTTTTCGGTCGTCAGGTTTTTGATGCGGGCCTCCGCCAGACTCAGCGCCGTGCCGCCCGCGTGATTCGTCGCGCTTTCTAGATAGCGGATGCGCACCCGCTGCCTGTAGTTGCCCGCCTCCAAATCTTTCATCCGAGTTTGCGCGCGCTCGATCCAGTCGCGCAGGTCAATAATCGTATTTTCAATGTTCATGGTTTCCCCCTCTCTGCCGCCGGGCACGTGTGGCACCAGCGGGTAATTTTTTCGCTCACTGCATGGTTGCCGCAGTGGCCGATCTCGGGGTTTGGTTTGTGCTCCACCCAGTGGATACACTCGTTGCACGGGATGAGGTCGGGCTGCTGCGTGGTCTGCTGCGTGGTCTGCTTGAGCAGCTCGAAAAGTCGGTCGGTGGGGCTCATGCGCGCCTCCTCCGTGATGCGATGACCTGGGTGCTCTTGATGGATTTTAGGGGAACCCCCACCATGTCCGCAGCCGCTTCCGACTGAACCCCGGACCGCACGAGCGCAGTGTACTGTTCCAGGATTTTGAAGCGGGGTTCCCAGTCCACCACGATTCTCCCCTTCGCCCCCCGAGCAGACTTCGTAACCGAGGCCACCCAACGGGTGGTGGCCCCGTACTTCTCCGCGATCTCGGCTATGCTCATCCCCGAGCGCGCGTCCGCGTTCATGGCGCTATGCTTCTCCTCCGCGCTGTCAAACAGGCGGACGTTCCTCGGTTTCTCCTGCCTGCCGATCAGATGCCTGATGCTCGGGTGGTGGATGTTCACCCTCTTCAGGGCGAGCTTCTGCTCGCGGCAGAAAAAGCGATCCACAATCGACCCGCACGCCGAAGCTGCTTCCTGTGTGGTGCTCATCGGCGCAGGAGGTAGAGGAATGCCAGCCACACTGGGCTGCTTATTGCGGCCAGCAGGATAACCACCGCCAAGAAATCAAAGACTGCGATGGAGAAAAAAGTTATCCCGTCGAACACTCGGCGCGAGCGGTCCTCCCTGCTAACCAGAAGTGTGAGCAGCCCCCCGATGACGGAACCCAGGGAGGCGGCGATTAAAATTTCAGATGACATATTATTTAAGTTATTTTATGTGACTAAGTAACACTGTGTAGAAGTCAAGCCCGGCGAGGCCGGGCGGTTAAACCGACTTGCCCACGTCAACGCAGGTCTCCTCGATGACCCGGCGTGCGAAGTAGTCGCTGCATAGCGGGCTCTCAAACTCGGCCAAGACCCAGTAGCCGTCCTCGTCCTGGGTAAGCGTGGCCACCATGTTCACCGCTTTCTTCGGGTCCTTGTCCACAGTGATCCTGAAAGTACAGAGACTGTGGCGCTTCTGTTCCTTGAACCAGGTGCTCATCTCCATGTACCGGAGACCCTGGTGAACGTGCAGGGATGCCGCTATATGCCCGGCCACCTGGTCGAAGGTGGGGGAAAGTTCATAGGCTTTAAGGGCCCCCCTTAAATGAAACCGAAAGCCTGCGGAGACCCACACCCTCCCGTAGAATTTCAGGGATTCCTTCGTCAGGAACTCCGTAATTTCAATCTCCTCACTAACGTCGTTTAATTTATTCGTGTCGCTCATTTTAATTCGATCTTTCCCTCCCATATCATTTTGAGTTCATCCGGGGCAAGCCCTTCAGTCATCCGACCGAAGGTGTATTGCGCGTCCGCCGCGCAGATTTCAAGCTGGCGTGCGGCCCCGATGTGCTCGTGTTTATCCAGAAGAGTGAGAGTCTTGTCCCCGCTTGCACGGGCAAGGGTTCCTTCCAGATGCTTCTTGTAGCGGTGGTGCTGTCGCATCACCTTGTTGCAGGCGAGCAGGTACTGGGTTTTCCAGTAGCGCAGGTCGTCCTTTCGATACCGTGGATATTGCGGAGTCGCGTCTATCATGTTATTTTGTGTGACTGAGTAACATTCTGGTTGGTTTGTCAATTTCATTTCAGGTGTTCCGGGAGCTGCCCCCGTTCGAGTTGGCGGCGGACCATCATGATCGGGGTCGCGTCCACGTCTGTTTTAGTGGCCCTCCTGTTGAGGGTGTCCTCCCCGACCCAAAGATCTCTGACGAGCTTTGAGGCGAAGGGGTAGAAAAGGGTTCCGTCCGCAGCCCAGTGGAGCCGTGGCTTTCCAACGGCTGCCGCGAGCTTGAGGTCGGTCCCTGAGAGAAAGGGTGTCATCGGGCCTGGGAGACGAGCAGGTAGGTGCCCGCGCAGAAAGTCGCCGCCAGGAGAACCCCCAGCAGCAGTCTTGTTTCGGCATGGGCTTCGATCCTGTCGATCAGGTCGAGCGCCTCGGTTCTGGTAATCCTCCCGGAGTGGGTCCACTGCGCGAGGACGTTGGCGATTTTTGTTTTCATAATGTAACGAGTTGGTTGCCCCACTGAGCTGCCATTGCGGTGGCGATTCCGGGGTAGGTTTGACTGCGAAGTTTCCCTCTGTCTTTCGAGGGCGGAAGTTTGTTCTGCCCGCTGTCCGTCTGGTTGGCCCAGCGCCGGACGTACTTGCCGTTGTGAAGAACGAGTCGAGCGTCAACCCGCTGGGTTGGGGTGAGTAGGGGTAACCTGTTGAGCCAGAGACAGGTCTTCTTGCTGGCGTCCTCCCCGAACTCATAGGGCTGGATCGACTGGTCGGGTTTCCTGATGCGAGAGCTGATGATTCCGACGGGGTTCTCCAGATACCACGGTTCCGGGCGACTCATGAGAAGGCGTACAAATTCAAGGGACTTCTCGGTCTCCAGCCACCCACGACCCCTGTCGTTCCAGTGGAGACCACTGCCACAGAGGTAAGTGCAGGGTGGGTGGAAACCGAACATGTCCCAGTTGTTACTGAGTACTTCACAAACGTCACCTTGGATGTGGTACGGACTGCCGTCGTCGGTGGGAAGAAGGTCGCAACTCCAGGCGTCGTGACCGAGTTTCCTGAACGCTTCCCGCACGACACCGCTTGACTCGCACCCAATGAGGATTCGCATCCCGGTTGGTACTGAGTAACAACCGTTGCGGTCGAGCAGGTTCATTCGAGGTCCCGGCTGTTCGCCACAGGGCAGGCTGCGGCGTAGACCTCCCACCTGAGACTGTACGTGAGGATCTTCTTGGCCGCCGCGACGTTCTTGAAGAGTTGGCGTTCGTCGCTGGCGGTCATCGGGACATCCCAGTGGATCTGCGTCCCAGCGTCGTCGAGGTGGAACTGACGAGGGCTCATCGCCAAGGCGACGAGGAACTCCATGGCATCGCCACGGTCGAACGCATTGTCGCAGGTTTCGGATAGGCCGTAATCGAGGGGAGATTTCATGCTGTGACTTTGATTTGTTTGATGGCCTCTACCCCGCCGTGGATACGGACGGGCGGGATGAAATCCCAAGTGCCCTTGCGGTTGACGTAGCGGTCGCTTTGGTAATAACGCAGGTGTCCCCGGCGGTTGTGGGGAGAAACGTGTTTGCCGTTCGGTTCGGATGGGTTGGTAGGCTTGCCCAGCGTGACGATGCTCGGCATGTAGCTAACCCGTTTGCTGGGCCTGCTCGGCCTGCCCTTAAAGCCGACCTTGCCGCCCATGCGACGGGTGATCTGACCGGGCTCTTGGAACTGGAACTTCGGGACCGAGCAGTAGGCGAGCACCTTGAGGCACAGAGTCGTGAGGTTGAGCAGGTCCTCGTTCTCCCCCGGCGCAAGCGGCATGGCCCCCGGGTCCGCAGGTACGCTGCGTCCAATGAGGATCTCCTCATGCTTGCTGGGCTTCGTGACAAGGGTGTTCCCCCTGCCATCGTCGCCCTCGATCAGCACCATAAGCCGATCCCCCGGTTCGGCATCCGGGATGTCCAGTCCCTCGAACTGGGCAAGGATCGTGTGAATGTCGTAGCGCCCGATGATGGCCGTCGGAATCGCAGGGTCCTCGAAGTAGAACTCAACCGTATGGGAAGGCCATAGGAGCGCCGCTAAATCCGGGTTCTTGAAGTCGGAGAGCAGCAGGTCGTCCGAGAGCGCCTTGTCAACGCGAAGCTGCACCCCTCCCTTGCGGTAGAAATGACTGGTGTACGCCTGGACAAGTCCGCTGCTCCCGCTCGTCGCTTTGCACAGGGAGAGGAAACGTGCGTCAATCTTCACGTCCGGCGGAAGGTAGTGAAGATCCTTCATATATTTGTGGGAAAGTTTCATGCAACCCCCTCCTTCGCCCGCATCTCAATCGTCGGGGTCTCGTAGCCGAGCTGACGGGCGATGGGGATCAGCTCGTCGAAGCCGATCTGGTGACACCCCACTTGGACAGCCCCGCCCCGAGGCGTATCCACTTCGTCGCGAAAGACACGCAGGCCGATGTAGTTGTCGAAACTGAAGTCGGGGAAGTCCACCTCGTTCGCCTCCATGAAACGACCGCGCTTTAGCAGGCAATCACAGACCCGCTTCCACACAAGCGGGGCATAGCGGGTCAGGATCTGCGCCCCCCTGCTCGTCTCGATGCGGCTGCCGTCCTTGCTCAGGCGCAGCATGACTGGAGACGGAATGCCTGGGAGAACGGGTAGACTGTCACGCTCATGGTTGCGCCATTCCAGAAGACGCTTTGGATACTCAGCCGCCTCCTTCTTCCGCCGGACCCGAGTTTGTTTGACCGCGTCAATCTTGCGCTGCTTCTGCGAAAGCCTGTGCTCCGCCATCTTCTTCTCCTCCTGGCGCAGGAAGCGGGCGAACTGGACCTTCGTGAAATGGTCCATGCTAGGTACATCCAGCACGGGGACTCGGGCCTGCGACTGTGCGTTCGAGAGCGCCGAGTACACATATCCCTGATGCTTGGTCGTCGAGATGCTGTACGAGCGAACCGTGACAAGCACATGCTTCGTCTTCTCCTTACCAACGGTGACGAACTTCGCCACCGGGAAGTGAAGACCGTAGCTGTAGATCGTGGGGCCAACAAAGAACAAGTTGCTGCCCTTGCCCTCTGATTTCTGCTGATGTGCCCATACGTGGGCGACGTTTCGGTTATTCATATTTGATTTGGTTGAGTATAAAATTTATTACTGAGTAACATCTGACAAATTGCGGTAGGGGTAAAGCTCGATGTCGTCTTTCCTCGCCAGTTGGATGGCTTCATCGAACGAGAAAGTGTCCGCCTGGCGGGAGTCCCGAATCAGACGGAAACGTGCGGCCCCCCGGGCGAACCACTTGTCCTTGGATTTATGATATACTTTGTAGACGATGGTCATGTTGTTTCCTTTCGTGCCCAAACCGTGACTTTGATATGGACCTCAATTTCCAATGGCTTGTAGCAGCAGGGGCATTTTCCTTGGTGTGTTCCTGGGATCGGGTCGTTGTATTCGTTGTCCCAGTCATCTACCCCAAGGGTCCTCTCACAGTGGGGACAGTTGAACTCGTAGAGGGCGTCGGTTGAGATTCGGATACTCCTGTTGGTAGATTCCATTCTTTGCTAAGGTGAACGGTGAAGTCGTCGGGCGGGGTGATCGGTCCCCAGAAGAACCAGTCGTCAGCTCTCCAAGTTACCCCGAGACCTTCATCCACGACATAGAATCCCTCAGGTATTTGAAACGCCACCCGGAGGATGACTGGCACCCCTGTCGGTGAACGCCGGACCCAGTAGTATCCTTCTTGCTGAGGAATCCCCCGGTGGAGAAGGCCCGCTGAAATGAGAGGTCGTGGGGTGTTCATTTGATTCCTTTCGCTTCCTTAATGAGGGATTCCAAACCGTAGATTGCGTCGAGGGTGGGGATCTCAACTGTGCAGTTGAGTTCCGAGCAGTTGAGCAGGCGTTCGACCTGCGGGATGAGGCGACCAAGCATCTCTGCTTTGCGCTCCAAGGTGACGAGTTCCGCGTTGAAGCGGGAGAGGATGTCGTTGTTCATAATGTATCAATAGTTCCAGTTCAAAGCCGCGTCTGGGAAATCCAGATCCTGTGGATCGTACCCCGTTGTAAGTGGATAGAGTTGTGTTGAACGAAAGAGGGGCCTACCTGCGTAGTCCCTCCGCTTGCTCTTAGATCCTTTCAGTACCCGACGCACCTGCTTGTCCCACTCTCCGATGGTGCGATAGCCGGGTGGGTTGCGTGGTACGTCGGGGAAACCGTCGGGGTTCATTTCTTTTCCACGTTGAATATTGCGTAAGGCGCCTTGCCGTCATCGAACCAGTCGGAGCCGAGACAGTAGACTTTTGGGAAGGTATCGAATGGGGCGTCGGTGAGGGGCGCCCCGTTGATGTCGTGGTCTGTGAGGGCGTTGTTGAGGTCACCAGCTCCGGGCACACACGGAGAACAGAAGCAGGCGTAGGTGTAGTAGGGCGACTTGAGAACAAACAGGTCGTTGTCGAGGCAACCCGTGATAACGTATCCGTCCTTCTCGTACACGTAGTCGCCCAAACGATCTTCCCAATGCAGGGAAAGTTCCTCGGCAACTTCGTCTTCGTCCACGTCGTCGGTGCCGGGTTCCAGGTGTCGCTCTCGGAGGGCTTCGTCAAGCGCCAGCTTCCAAGCACGGTTCTCGCCGTAAGCCATGAGGTCGTCAAGGGCCTCGGGTGAGACGCTGTTCTGAGATATGACCCCGTAACGGATACCCGTTGCGAGGTCGATGTTGGTGGTGTTGCCACCGTAGTTTATGCCGCTGGATTTCATTCTTCCTCCTCGTTTTCCACAGTGTAGTCGGCGTTCAGAGCAAGCAGCTCCCGGAACTCAGGGAGCCGGGAGTCCACCCACTCGACAAACTCATCGTATTCCGAGAGCTTAGAAAGCTCGATGGCCAGCTTCGTGACTTGGGCACCGTAGGCTTTCTCCGCCCCGACCACGATGATCCCGCCTTTTAGTTGGTATGCGTCTAGTTTCTTCATGTTATTTTAGTTGGTATGCGTCTAGTTTCTTCGTGTTATTTTAGTAACCTTCGTACTGCGAAGGTGTTTAGATGCGGGCGTATTGCCCCACGGAGTTTTTTCGGAATCCGGCTTTTGAAACCCAACGCCGCACGGTGCGGGGTTGGACTTTGGCGGATTTAGCGACCGTTTCGAAGGTTTGGCCTGCGTTGAGGCATCGAACGGCTGCTAGGATGTTGGCGATGGCGTTGAATTTCATTTGGCTGCCTTTTTGCTGGGTTTTTTCCCGCCTTTTAGTTGGTATGCGTCTAGTTTCTTCATGTTAGTTTAGTACCAAGCGTTGCCGTTCTCCAGAATCACAGCGTCGAGTTCATCTTCGCGGAGATTACTGTGCTCGGGGAAAGTATTCTTGAACGCACTACGTAGCTTCCGAAGCGACGACTGCGGATCGAGCGCCCTGGGTGTTGTGCCCTTGGCCCCCTCGTACTGCTCCGCCATTGTGAGAAGACGCTCCAGGTCGTCGGTGTCCACCTGGTCGTCGTAGGGATCGTCATACTCATCGAACTCGTCCGGGATCAGGTCGCCGTTGGCGTCGAAGACTCCCGACTCTAAGTGCTGGCTGATGTGTGCGACACCTCCCTTGCGGGAGAAGCCTTGGAAGCGGTCGATGTAGGGCTCGTACCCGAAGTTCGAGAACCAACAGCCGAGGTCCTCGACGCCAGCTTCGCGGTTGAGGAAAAACACTGCGCCGTCGCTACGATGGATAACCATCTTGTTGTGGCTACCGATCATGTTTTCCAGCAGGGTGACGCCATACTCGTGTTGAAGGAACCACGGGTCGCGACGAAGCAGTGGGTCGAGAATGTCCTCGACGAAGCAACCCGTGTCGCTCGTAACCTTCGTACTGCGATGGTCAAGGATACCGTTGTGATGGATAGCAAAACTGAAACCTTCGTGACAGTCGGTGACAGGCCACGGATGACAGTTGCGGGCATCCTGCGCTCCGTGGGTGGCAAAGCGGTAGTGAACCACGAGATCGCGGTGGTGGTGATTCTTCATGCCGGACATGAGTGCGGCATGTGAGAAGAATCCCTTCTCGATGTGGAGCTTCCCGTCTTCGACGTAGCTAAAGCCTGCGCCGTGCGGGTTGCCAGTGAAGCAGGTCTCGTAAAGGGACTCCTTAAGAGTGACGCCGGCGGGTTTGTGGATTATGATGCACATGGGATTAAATCTGTTCAGTGGTTTCGACGGTGACGGTTGCTGTGGCGGGCTCCGGCATGACAAGCTCAGGTGTCTCGGTCGTGACACTCTCGATGCGTGCGTTGTGGGGCTGAGTAACAACCGGAGCAGGTTCAAGCGAGGAAAGCTTCTTCCTAAGAGGACGCAGCCAACCAAGCTCGACGCAGCGAGCGAAGAGGTAGGGATACGCCTTGCGATTCGAGCGCACCCAAGGGATGAAATCCTGGGTGAAGTCGAGCCCGGTGAGCGCACGACAGGGACCGCAGAACTCCACCACTGCGGCAGAGAACTCAATGGCTGCCAGGATACGCTCCGAGCGGGTGTTGCCCTTAAAAATACGGAACTCAATCGTAGCCGCGTTGGTCAAGTTGACCGCCTCGTAGCGGTCACCTTCGTACTTGGCGTCTCGGAACATCTTCGAGGATTTTAGCTCGGAGTAGTGGCCGCTCTTTCGACGCGCAATTCGCTCGACGTAGCCGTTGTTCCCCGGGCTATTGATAAAGACCAGTATCCTACCGATCTGGAGGTGTGTCAGCGGAGCACGACTGACATGGACGTGAATGCCGCACTTGTCATTGTCGCCACTAAGACCCGAGCGGACTTGGTTCCACCGCACGGAGTCCCAAGTCTTGCGGTGTTCGTCAAGCGACATGGGCGCACTCACGATCTCAAAACCGTTTCCGATACTGCCGTCATGGGCACAGAGAACGCGGTCCCTTTCGCTGTTCAGCGCATCGAGGACACTCTGCGCCTTGACGGAACAATCCCCGTCGTACTGGACTTCCACTTCGACACCGTACCAGAGAGGGCCTTCACCAATCTTCTTCGGGATCTCGTAGCTGTGGTAGTTGTGGATCGGACCGGAGTCTTCGTCTACCTCGTGGCAATTTTCGCAGCAGTCTTGACCCCCGCTCCAGTCATCCCCATCAACCCAAGTGTCGCAACACTCGCAGTAGTGGAAGTTATCCCGAGCATACTGATTCAAGTACAATCCGTTTAAGCCCCGGACCTCGACGAAACTGTTGTCACTGGAATAATACTGCTGATAGCCTTCGCAGAAGGTGTAGTCCCGATCCCGGACAGGCGTGCAGACCACGCGTTCCTCGGCGCTTCGCCTACGATACGTTGAGTAGGTGCGATAGACCGGGTGCAGGTCGTCTTGATAGTAGGTGTCCCCGGTCTCATCGCAGGTGCCATAGCTGTCGCTGTAGCAGCCCCCGCAGATCAGGCGACCGTCATGCGTCGTGTGCATCTCGTCGCGCTTACTATAAGTGTGGCAGTCATCACACTCGGCGTACTCCTCGTGGAACTCGTCGTCCTCGGACTCGTGGACCCAGCCCACGTTGTCGTACTCTTTCCAGTTATCAGACGCGGGAAACTCCGTGCCGCGGTAGTCGCTGGTTCTCAGGATATTTTCAGACATGGTAGTATTTGATTTATGGTTACTATCATCTTAAGCCTGCTACGCAGGCTTAAGATTCATCCTCGATGCTGTTGCAGTTCTGCCTCGGGGTGGCCGAACGCTTCACACTTGGAAGCGGTTCGTGGTACCAAGCCTCAACATCCTCGATGCCGTAGGCGCTAAGCAGCGTCTCCGCGGCGATTGCTTCGAGCTTCCAGTGTTTTGCGGCCTTACTGGGATGCCGTAGATTCCTGATTTTCATTGTCATTTTATTTGTTGGCTAACGGGAAATCATGTTAGTGTGTGTTGCTGAGTAACACCCAGTCAACACAGAATTTTCAGGCTGCATCCCAACCGAAACGCGCCGCCAGTCGGTTGAGCGTGTTGAAGGCGTCCGACCAGGCCGCAGCAGGAGGAGTGACCTGAACCGCCAAGGCATAGGGATTCCCGAAGGGGCGCGCCCGGATTGAGAAGTCGTCCGAGATGAAGAAAAGGAGGGTTTCCCCTCCGGTAAGTCTGGTCAAATAGGTTGTACTCATGGCATGAAAAAACCCGCCTTGGTTGAAGGCGGGTTTTCGTTGTGGGTTTGGGTGGCGGGGTTAATCGGCACGCCGAGCATAAGCAATCTTGCGTGCCGCAAGGATTGTATCCGCAGCAGCGTTGGCGGTAAGGCGGTTGACTGTTGTCCAGCACTCCTGAGTATAAGAGTCCTCGAACGCCGAAACCAGTGTGTAGCAATACCGCCTCGACCCGTCTGGCAGATCATAAGCGATCTCATGCACCTCACCGCCGGAAATCGTGCCAACGAAGCCCACGCTCTCGGCGGGCTTCACCCAAAGGACCGAAGCGCCCGCCTTCTTCAGCCTTTCGCAGGCGTTGTCCTCCACCAAGCACCAAAACCCGGTGGCTTTGAGCCTGATGATGTTGGACACCTTTCCGCCGCCTACAACTATGAAGAATTTGCAGTTCTCAGATGTTGCCGTATCCGGCACCGTTGATGGTAAGTTATCTTTCATTTGATTTATCCGGTTAAAAGAAAAACCCGGCTGCGGAGCAAGTCTCATTCAGCCGGGTTTATGGTTTAGCTTCGTGCATTTTCGATTCAGTAACAGGCTAGGCGTCTCGCCTCCCCTCAATCACAAAGGGAAGAGTTCTGCCTGGACCTCCGTTTATCTTGTGCAGCTCCTTGCGGAGCGTCTGAAGGATGAACGCGGTACGTGTCATCCCTAGATTGTGCGCCATGCTTGTAACTTGGGCAAGTGTGCCGGGGTCGAAGCTGACGCTTGTTGGCACGGTTAAGCGTGCCGGATGGTATCTGGTTGTCATAATGCCACACGCAAGCCTTGGGTGATTGGCCAAAGGTTTGCGTGTGGAAAGTGAAAGACGACTTGCTTGTAATAAGTCGTCTTTGTGGGGTACCACTACCTGTAGTGTGGGTACTCCTACAGGTTGTGGTCTATGCGACAAATTTTCTTTGCTTAGGACCACAACCTGTAGTGTTGGTACTCCTACAGGTTGTGGTCTGATGTAAAAAAGATTTATCGTCACACCATTCCTGCAAGCCGGAAGCTATAAAAGCCCCGGTGCGCCGGATCTCTGTCAGGGACACCCAAGATGACGTGATCTGACAGCTCAATCCCGAGGATGCGCGCAGCTTCCCTGAGTTGCCGGGTGATAGCCAAGTCTGAAGAACTAGGCTCCGGGTCGCCACTTGGGTGGTTGTGCGCTATGGCAATGCAGGCCGCACCATCCCGGATGGCTTGGCGGAAGACCTCGCGGGGATGCGCCAAACTCTGAGTTGCCGTGCCGGACGTGACTTCAGTGACACGAATCACCCTGCGCCGGGTGTTCATGCTGATTGTCCAAAACTTCTCGATTTCAAGGCCGTAGGCCTTGGGCAGGAGAAGTTTGTAGATGTCTTCCGGCGCTGCCAAGACAGCAGGGGGCGGGTTTGCCGAGGTAGCAGCCTCTTTCAAGAGAGACTGCGCGGCAACCAAGGCCGCTTTTCGGCGGGGGGAAAGACGGACTGGGCAATCTTGTACATCGATCTTGGATAACCCGCCTTCCTGGAGTATCCAGTCACAGGCCGGACCTGGACCGATGAGTGCTTCGATGGCGTTCATAAAGAGCCCCTCCGGAGCTCGATTAGGGTGATGGCTGCGAGAAGCACGAGCAGGCACCCGCAAAAGATTAGGAAAAACATGGCATGAAAAAAAACCCACCTCTTTTGAAGGCGGGCTTGGGATTAACTTTTACGTGCCGCACGGGCGATGGTGCCCGTGCTGGGGAAGGAGACGCCATCAATTACGATGGCGTGCGGGGTGAGGTTGACCAGCGGCATGGCTGCAAAGCGAAACCCTGAACGGAATTGCTCAGGGTTTCGTGTTGAAGTCAAAAGCCAGTGGGTGATTATCCCCACTGGCTTTGAGGTTGAACGTCCATGCTAACTTTTCTCCGCATGGACTGCGTGTTTTACTTCGCACCTTAAAAGATCGCTGCGAAGGCATGTCGGTAAAGCCGGACATGCTGGCTTCTGACACGGGAAAAACTCAGGTCGCGAGACCTGCTTTCCTGGTGTGGAGAGTGTTTTAATCCGCTTCTCTCAACGGTTTACTAAAGAAGGCTTTTGCTTTTGTGGCCAGCCAAACAAACCACGTAACGAGCCCTTGAGATCAGGTCCGCCTGGCTTCTAGGTGCTAGGTCCACAAGCTCGCGCAAAGGCGTTTTGCTTGTGGCTTCATGGGATGCGCAGAACGCGTCCCGATGGGTAGAGTTAAAACTCGTCCCCATGCTTTGCTTTTCAGTTCAAAGCCCTTGGAAGCCAATTAAAAGAATCGGCAAAGCAGTAGCTTAACCTCACTACAAGGTGCCCTTTGCTTTTCTGGCCGAATCTGGCCCCGCTTTATCCCATACTCGGTCTCCATTTGATCCTACCTCTTTTCCCCTGCGCCTTGCGCGGGGTTTCAAAAGTCGCAGACTATTGCGGGTCTGAGGCTAAGGAGCTTGGGGCGGCTCACCGTGAGCCCCCTTAAAGGGCTTTCTGGCAATGCTTCCGCCTGTACTCCGTCGAGGGGCGAGAGCCCCGCGCAATGGCGCGGGGCTCCGTCAAAATTTACGAGACTTTTCTGTGCGGGATTGCGTGCAATGGCACGCGAGAAAAAGAACTTTTGCAGCTGATAAGGGCTACTTGCTGCCCTCGTAGTGGGAAAACCACTACGAGGGCAGAATAGTAGCCCTTATCAGCTGCGCAGCGGCGGGGCGGAGGCCGGGGCGGGGGCGGCGGAGACGATGGAGGTGGGCATGGGATGGGTGGATTAAGCAAATAGGATTTATCTCAAGGCATTGACTCTAATCCCTACCTATTTAGTCGGGATTAGCGGAGTCCCTGCTTAAGTGCCGGACTCCTACCCATGCGGAGCGCACCCGAGAGAGGGGCAAAAATCACACCCAAAAATCTCGTAAATCGTTGGTAGTCTAAGGACTTACGTAAGTGCCTAAAGCCTCTGAAAAGAGACTAATGGCTGATTGATAATGAGATCCAGTATCAGCGAGGGGGGCCTCCGGGGGACTGGGCACCTGGCTGCACGCGAAAGCATATGGGTGCTTTCCGCACTTTCCGAAGTTAGGCCCGTTTTCATCAGTTAGGTTTAGTTAAGTTTATTCCAGAGACATACGATGTCCGACCCCCGGATTCAAGATTTACGACCATCTAAGAAAGTTAGGCTCACCTAACATTATTAGGAAAGCCGTAGGACATGCCGTGTCCGACCCCCGATTAGGTTTACTCTAGTTTATCCGACGAGAATGAGTTTCAACACGAGGGCTCCGAACGGTTCTTATCTTAAGTAAACAAGTAGCGATAAATGCTAGCCCCCCGCACCCCCTCGGAGTGCCGGGCCGGAACGGCCAACAAATGGGCCATTGGTACAAAGTCAGTCCAGCCACTTTTGATACCACGGACCACACACAACCCACTCCCCCTGCCGGAGATACCCCAATACAGGTCCAATGGTCCAATCTTTTTTAATAATAAAATTATATTATATACATAGATATACACACACACACACGCTATATGTAACGTCTCGTATAAGGGAAGGACTACCCCCCCCCCTAACCTGTGGACCACGGACCAATTTGGGGTTAACCCCTTGGCCCATCGTAGGTTTGTGCGGGTCCAACGTCAAAAATAGCCCCCGTCCCACCCCAAAGCGGTCCATCCTTTTTGCCGACAAAAAACCCCTTAGTTTTTGGCTAAGGGGTTGATAATCTATTCTTTATCGTCAGTTTTTACAAAACTCGACCCCCGGGGCTTGATCCCGAAGTATTGCCAAGGTCTTGTAATAGTGCCGTCTTCTCGGTAAACCCGCCGCTTGGCTTTGACCAAACCCCGCTTTGCCAAGTAAAGCGTGAAATCCGTCGATCTCTTCGGCACGACGCTCATTCCCTTGCACCAGTCGATGTAATCGCGGCGGAGTCCATCTGGCGTGGCCCTGTACTGGCTCCGGTCGGCTGTCTTGGCAGTCAGGTTGGCCTCGTCGAGGTCGTACCGCTCCTCCAACGACTCCCACCAGTCGAGCAGGTGATCTTGGCTTTCCCGGTATTCTTCCGTAATACGAATCAAAGCCTCTGGAATCGCAAGGCCCTTGCGACCGCCACCCCTTGCTTGCCAGTCCAGGCACCCCTTCAGGCACCAGTTGAGGATAGCCGACCGAGCCGTCGGGTCGGTAAGCAAAGTACGTTTGACCAAGTGGTCCCTCTTCTTCTCTGGCACCGCCTTGAAGTGAACCTTGACCATTCGACGCCATACGCCGGGGTCCTCGGATTCCGTTCTAGGATCGAAGTTCGAGACGAGCCAGATTTTCCAAGTCGGGTTTAGCACATCCATCTTCGTCTGCTGGAGGGCACGGGCGGTAACTTTCTCACCCCCCGATAGCTGCTTGATCCTACCTTCGTTGAGCCGAGCCCTGGAATCGCCTTCGGTGGCGAACACGAACCGGGCACCCAGTAGGTTGTAAAGGTCGGGGCTGGGGGCGGCACCGTCACGGGTGTTCTTGCCCAGGGCGCAGAACATCTCAAACGGGGGCTTGTAGCTGTAATCCCCCAGCATATCGGCAAAGGCTTCGGTCAGCGTGGTCTTTCCGCTGCCCCCGTCGCCCGAGATCAGGAAGAACGACTCCGCCTCAACGTCCCCAGTCATACTCATCCCAAAGCACCTGGCGAGGAAATCGCAAACCCCAGGCACTTGGATCTCCAAATCCTCCAAGAAGCGGTCGAGAACCTCAGACTTGGCGCTAGGATCGAAGCGTACCCCCGCCATTTTGCTTTGGAAGAGAGATTTCTCGTGAGGCAGCAGAAGACCCGTCTTCAGGTCCAAAACGCCGTTTTTGACGTTTAACAGCCAAGGATTAGAATCGAGGGCACCGGGGTCGAGGTCGATCTGGGGGTTGCACTTCGCTAGGCTGACGGCAGACGAGATGTGGCCGGACCCCTCATGAGACTCGGCTTTTGAGATCATTGTAGCCCCGCCCTTCTCGCCACCGTAGCGCAGGATTGTCTGTTGGAGCCAGTCACGGGCGCATTTCTTGGCGAGGGTCTTGGCAATGTTGCCTTCCACGTCCTTCGAGTTGCGGTTGAAGGACCACCGGGCACCATCCCAATAAGCCCAGCCTAGTGCAGGAACATGGCGATAGTCGCCCTTCATCGCCTCGATCAGTCGGTACGAGGCGTCGAGGTCGGTGCTGATCCCCACGGAATGTCCCTCGCGGGAGAAGTCGAGCACCGGGGCGACTGGAGCCTTGGGAATGGGGACTATCGGAATGTTTAGGGTGAAAGCCAGGGGTTGGTTTCCGTAGGCGGCGGGCTTGCTGTTTCCCATTTCTTCCGGGAAACCGTCGTTTGAGAGTCTTGATTTGGTCATGATGAGTGTTGGTTGAAGAGAGGGTTGAAGAAAAGGACTTCCTGATGCTTGCCATTGTCGCGCAAGCCACCGGGCATTCGGGCAAATTGTTCGGGGAACCACATCCGGGGGTCGGCACCGAGCCTGACGGCTGCGCAGAACCAGTCGCGCAGGGCGCGGGGGTCCGGCTGCGCACGGGCACCGACGTAAACCCAGCCGTGGACGCTCTTGCCGCCCGAGGATACGGCCATCGCCAGGAGTCCACGGGTGTTTTTGTTAAGTTCCCACAGGAGGCTGGCCTGTTTGTCGGGGGAAAGCTTCGGATTATCGAACTCCACGATCAGAAAACGACGGGCTCCGACGGCATCCCGGCAGTGGTGCGAGGTGCTGCCGCGTTTTGTGACGCCCGTTCGCTTGCGCATGGGGTTGGGCACGACGAACTGGCAGTTTTCCAGGGATTCGTCGCTCCAGTCTTGCAGCGGGAGTGTGCGGAAGGTGGACGCCTCGCGTCCGCAGCAGACAAGTTCCTCCGCCTTGAAGAAATGACGCAGGGGGAGCCTCGGACTTTTCGCGCTTCGCGCCCGCAGGTCGTCCAGGCAGCGCACTTCGCTGGCTTTCACCACCCGGGAGCTGAGGCGCGGGGCGAAGGGGGCCTCGTCCTCGGAGATTCCCCTGAAATTCGCGGGCCAGCCCGTGACGGGATTGAAGATTCCAAGGCTTTCTTCGAGGGTGAAGCTGCGTTTGTTCTCCAGGTCGCACTCGAAGGCTCCTGCGACGAAGCCCTCGATCTCCCGCTCGGGGATCTCGCGGCGGAGAGTCCAGGTTTCGCAGGCTGCGCGCAGGAGCTGCACGCAGTCGCGCTCCGGGACGCCCTGACGCCGCAGCGACAGGGCCTGCCTGAAGAGATGCGTGTGGAGTCCGACGGATTCCTCCGGGGGATACAGCATCACGGTGACGGAATCGGCCACGGCGCGAGGTTACTGGGTAACAACGTGCGCGGGCTCGCGGGTGACGGCGACGGACACTCCGCCGCGCACAGAGACCTTTTTCGTGGTGAACCGCTTGCGGCTCAGGCGGGCGTAGAAGTGAACGTACCTCTGGATCGAGGGTGCGGCCCCGTATTTGGAGCAGGGCAGCGTTGCGGTTTCACCGATCTCAAGATCGGTCGTGGGCCAGGTTCGTCTTTTCATGCGGGGTGTCGTGAAAAGCACCTTGAACAATATATGTCAATGGAAAAAGTTACTCGGTAACTCGGAAGGAGGAAAAGAAAAACGCCGTCTTCACAAAGGAGTACGGCGCTGAGAGGGCCTCATTTCTTTTTCTCGGAAGACCTCTTTCTCTTGGACCCGTCTATCGAAAGCGTTGCGCGGTCCCGGGCGGAGGGGGCCCCCTTGAAGATTTCGGGGTCCACCTCCTCCACCATCATCGCCTTGCCCCGCAGCTTCATGTCCTGGAGGATCAGCTTGGTGAGGTATTCCGAGCGTTGCATAAGTAACTTGGACCTGCGATCCTCCATGATCTGGAAAATCGTCGGGTCGAAGGAGACTGAACGGTTGATAGTTAATCGTGGCATACGACTGTTATCTGATAACAGCTTGTAACAATGTCAACTAAGATTTACATACCAGGGACGGGGTGTTCCCGCCGCGACGGAATTTCCTTTTATGCAAAGCAACCATCCTTCAACAGGTTGCAGGTGCGTAGACGCAGGGGCTTCCCGTTAGATATTGACAATGTTACAGAGAGTTACCAACTAACACCCCATAGCGTATGAAGTCCATCACTACAAAGTCCAGGAAGGCCACCAGCAAGATCGTGCGGGTCACCCGCAGCATCTCCTTTTTCCCGGAGCATATCCGGCATTTGAAGGAAAGGGCGCTGCGGGAGAACCGCAGCGTGAACTACCTCGTGAACGAGCTGATTGCTCGGGACGGCGAGGGCAACGACGGGAAATAGGGCGTGGCGTTCTCACCCAAGCCGCATCAGGAACGCAATGCGCGGCACCTGATCGACTGCCTTACCCGCTACGGAGGGGCGATTGACATGAGCGACACCGGGACCGGGAAAACGGTCACGGCGCTGCTCCTGTGCAAGCAACTCGCTGCGCGTCCGGTGGTCCTCACCCGCAAGGCGGTCCTCTCCGGTTGGGAGCAGGACTGCAAGCGCGTGGGGGTGGAGCCCCTCGCACTCGTCAACTACGAGGCCGCCAAGTCGGACAGGTTTGACCTCGGGAAACTGGAGGCCACGGGGCGCGACCGTAAAACCGGGGAGCCGACGGGCTACCGCTACGACTGGAAGCCCGGGCTTGGGCGGGTCATCTTTCTTTTCGACGAGAGCCAGAACTGCGGGAGCATGGTTTCCCAGAACTCGAAGATGCTCCTCGGGGCGGCGAAGATGTACAAGACGGTTTGCTTGAGCGCGACCCCGTTCTCCACCCCGCTTCAGGCGGGGCCGCAGATGTGCGCCCTTCGACTGGCCACCCAGGCGGATTGGTACCCCTGGCTTTTCAGGCACGGATGCAGGAAGAACCACTTTAACGCCTGGGAGTTTGTCGGAGACCGGAGGGATCGGGTCGATGCGGTACCTGGGGCGAACGCCGCCGAGGGCAAGCGCATCATGTCGGAGTTAAACGCGCAGATACTGCCCAGCAGGGGAGTCCGCACACGCCGGGGGGAGATACCCGGCTTCCCGCAGACGGTTCTTTCAACTGTGAGCGTCAAGTGTCCGTCCCCCGGCGAGGTGCTCAAGGAGTACATGGAGGCGCTTTACAACGCCCGCCAGATGGATCTGGACCGGGTCAAGGAGCAACTCCCGCCCGAGCTGCACGAGATCGCCCAGGTGCTGCCGATGGTGGCGGATCTTCGGGACCGCCAGGAAGCCGAGATACTGAAACTCCCGATCATCGAGGAGATGGTCGAGGATGCCCTCGCCAAGGGGGAGAGTGTCGTGGTGTTCCTCAATTTCGACCTCACGATTGAAGCCCTCTCGAAGCGGCTCGGGGTGACAAACATCATCCGGGGCAGCCGCAAGGGCGAGAAAAACAACTACGACCGGGGGATGCGTATCCATAGATTCAGGACAAACCTTGATCGCGTGCAGATCATCAATTCCTGCGCGGGTGGAGCGGGCCTGAGCTGCCATGACAGCGAGACGAAGGTTCCCCGGACCAGCATCATTTCTCCCCCGTGGAGCGCGCTCGTTCTCAAGCAGGTTTTTGGTCGCGTCCAGCGTCTGGAAGGCGGCTTTTCCCAGCAGAAACTGCTTTTTGCGAAGGGGACCGTCGAGGATCGCGTGCGTGTGCGCGTCGAAAATCGACTGGATAATGTTGATTCCCTGACAGATGGGGATCTTGCTCATTTTTAAGTTGTGAGTTACTAAATAACACTCTGTAACACTCATCACACCCAACTTATGCCCGACCTACACGCCGAATTTGGCCCAAGCAGCCTGAAAAATTACGCCTTCTGCGCCGGATGGAAGAACAAGGATGAGGAATCCGAGGCGTCCATCGACGGCACGATCAAACACCGCGCCGCCGAGACCGGAAAACGTACCGTCGCCCACCCGAAGACGGGGGAGCCCTACGAACTCAACGATGAACAGTGGGCGGACGCCGAAAAGTGCATCTGTTATTGCGACCTTGTGAAGAAAGGAGCCGATGCGTTCTTCCATGAGGAACGACTTGAAATCTGCGGGGTGACCTGGGGTACGGCGGATTTTATTGCCCTCCACAAAGGGCAGACGTTCGCCCACCTGATCGACTTTAAGTTTGGCTTTCTTGCGGTTGATGACCCCAAGGACAATCTCCAGACGCAGGGGTACGCCTGTGGAGTATTCGAGTATTGGACCTCGGTCGAGGCAGTGAAGGTGCATATCCTGATGCCCCGCCGCAACGAGATCCTGACGCATACCTTCTACCGGAAAGACTATCCGGCGATGAAGCTGCGGGTTGCGACCGCGCACGCTCGGGCCGAGGAATTTAAGCGGACGGGCGACTGGGCGCTGTGCCAGCCCGCTCTCAAGAATTGTGAACACTGCGGACGCAAGGGTGCGTGTGTGCCTTTGCTCACCTGGGCGCTCCCCATGGTTAAGAAATACGACCCCCTTCCGATCATTCAGGAGGTCCACTCTTCGCAGATCACGAATCCCGGAGAACAGGCGGCTGCCTACTACGAGGTCGCAAAGATCCTCGAAGAGATGGGCAAAGCAGCCCGGAAACACCTCCTCGAACTCGGCATGAAAGAGGGGGGCTTCAAGGACCGCGACGGGAACGTCCTCTACGAGGTCGCCACCAAGTCCGGCAACCGTGGAGTCCTCGATCTGGAGAAGTTCCTGGGGGTCATGCACGAACGGGGCCTTACGGAGTCCGACGTGCTGGCGTTCAGCAAAATCTCCATTGGGGATTGTCTCGACCACCTCGCCTCTCTCAAGGCCCCCAAGCGGGGGAAAGGGAAGTACTTGGCTGAGGTTGAGGCCCAGCTTTACGCCTCTTCCGCCATCGAGCAGGGGGACCCGGTGCTCTACCTGAAAAAGGTCAAGAAGTCGGAAGCTATCGAAATCGAGGCCGAGGTTGTTACTCGGTAATACTTTGCTACGCTAACTAAAACAAAAACATCAATACTACTAATACCATGGGTAAGAGTTCCTTCACTGACATTGACGCCAAGAACGTGACCGAGGCTGACGCCGAAGTCACCCAGCAGACGGAGACGACCGCCATTGCTCCGCAGAATACTGCCGTGGCAAATGCGGAAGACTTCAACTTCCAGAACGACGGTTTTGCGGACGAGATTGATGCACGCAATATCAACATCCCGTTCATCAAACTTGTCCACGGCGTGGGCGACTTGAGCCGCGAGGGGTTCGCCCCAGGCTCTCTTGTATTCGACAAGAATCTAGTTCTTCTGGAGCCCGCCAAACCCGGCAAGAGTCAGGAGCCCCTGACGATCCACCCGCTCAACGGCATGTTCGGCGGGCTCGACTACATCGAGTACCCGACGAACGCGCAGTACGAGGCTTACCAGGCGGCGGGTTTGCGGGGAGGTGGCCCCTTCAAGAATGAAGTCGAGGCGAAGGCAGCGGGCTACGTCACCAGCAAGGAGGCCAAGGAGATTAAGAGGCTCAATCCTGCGGCTAACCCGCTCATTTACGGACCCCGCCTAAGCCTGTGCGTCCTTGTCGAGGGAAACAAGGACTCCAACTTCCCCTACGAGTTCGGCGGAAAGACCTATAACCGGGCCGCTTTGGTCCTTACCAAGGGCAGCTATTATTCCGCAGGCAAGGACCTCTACACGGGGGTCGTAACCGCCCGTCAGTTGAACAAGGCGAACCCTGGACAGTTCCCGCTATTCTGGACCTCGTGGCATTTGACCACGAAGTTCTGGAAGGCACCCGGCGCGGTAAACGGTGCGTTCAATGTCAACGCCAAGCAGGGCACAAAGACCAGCCCCGAGTTCATCGCCTGGGTCAAAGCCACCTTCAATCTCGTCTGAACGCGAGAGGGGCATACCCCTGATCGGCGCGGCAGGGTAAGTCCGCGCCTTATCTGACTGGGTGGCGGAACAAGCGGGTTGGGGCGTCCTTTTAGGTGCACCAGCTTCGCCCGGTAGACGCGCCCGGGACAACCGTGGTCCACTGTTGGTTCAAGTCCAACCCCAGTCACCAATTTCTTAATACATGACTACCACAGAACCGTCTCCGATTTCTCGGACGCTTCAAACACGCTACGCGACTTTCGATACCGAAACCCGGTACTCCGAGGAATACTCCGTTGCCGATCTGGGCAACGAGGCTTACGTCCGGGACCCGCGTTTCGAGTGCTATCTGGTTATCGTCCATGCGGACGACGGTTTCAAATTCATTGGGCACCCAAAGGATGCGCCCTGGGATCAGATCAGCCAATATGCGTTTCTCTCCGCGAACGCTGGGTTCGACCAGGCGGTCCTCCGCAGAATGATCGAGTTGGGGCAAGCCCCGGCTTTTGCCTATCCGAAGGAGTGGCATTGCACTTCAAACATGGGGGTTTACTTCGGGCTTCCTCGGGCCTTGGCGAAGGCGCTCAAGGCCGAGTTCGGAATCGAGCACGACAAGAGCGTCCGAAACAAGGACATGCTCGGTATCGGACACGCGGAACTGGAGGCGAATCCGGCCCTAAAGGAGAAGGTTTACAAGTACGCCGCCCTCGACGGAGAGGGGCCTCTCCTCCTGTGGCAGAAGTATGGCCACCTCTGGCCCGAGATCGAAAAGGAGATTTCCAACGAGACCTACCGCATGTGTCGGGAGGGGGTCTATGTTGACAAGGCGAAGATCGAGTATTGTATTCAGATTCTTGAGACCGCTTGCGCGGTAAACGAAGACCGAATCCCGTGGTCGAAGGACTACCCGATTCTTTCTCCGAAGGCCCTTCGTACCGAGTGCGCCAAGCACGGGATCAACCCCCCGGCGTCTTTGGCGAAGACCAGCGAGGAGTGCGCTCTTTGGGAGGCGAAATACGGGGACTTAATCCCATTTGTGAAGTGGATGCGCAACTGGCGCAGGGCGAACGCTCTCTTGGAGAAGTTCAGGACGATGCACGTCCGCATCGGTGAGGACGGTCGCATGGCCTACTCACTGCTCTACTATGGGGGCAGTACCGGAAGGTTCTCTGGTGGAGGGGGATACAACCCACAAAATATCCCCAAGGAACCAATGTACTTTGACGCGGAGTGGAATATCACCAGCGAGGCGAACACTGCGAGAGTCATCGACATGCGTTCGACTCTGGTGGCACCCCCGGGGAAACTCCTCGCGGCTGTCGATTACGCTCAGATTGAAGCTCGCGTGACTCCGTGGGTCGCCGGGGACCGGGCTACGCTCGACCGTATTCGCCCGCCATCTCTTCGCTCGATGCGTTTCAAGGAGATGCTCAAAGCGGAGACGAGCGTTTATCAGGTCCACGCAGAACTTGCCATGGGTTGGAAGGGGATGAGCGAGGACCCCTCGACCTGGAACCTTAAGAAGGCCGACAAGGTTCTGTATGCCCTGGCCAAGGCGCGTGTTCTCGGGCTCGGCTTTGGCTGCGGGTGGAACAAGTTCATTGCCCTCGCCAAGCTCATGCTCGACAAGGAGACCTTCAAGAAGGTTTTCGGGGCACCCGTGCCTCCCGACCACGCGACCGCCTTCGTCGATTACCTCATCCAGTATGACAAGCCGAAGACCTATCTGAAGCAATGGCCCCTGCTGACGGAGGAAGAGAAGACGATCTGGGTCAACTCGTGGCTTCAGGTCACCGACTATCGGACCAAGAACCCGAAGATCACCGCCCTCTGGCGCAGGATGGGCGACGAACTCGCTCGAAGCTGCGGAGGCGACTACACGGTCACGCTCCCTTCAGGGCGCGATCTGTTCTACTACGGGGTCCACAAGCGGGCGGACTCCTACTACGTCTACACGACCAAGGGGGACCCGGCTTCACGAGCCTACGGGCCTCTCCTCGTCGAGAATCTCGTTCAAGCCACCGCACGCGACATCCTCTGTGAGGCGATCCTCCGTCTTCGCAAGGCGGGCTTCCGGGTCGTGATGCACGTTCATGACGAAATCATCGTCGAGATCGACCGCCCCGAGGACGCGGATCGCATCATGGAGATTATGTGCGAGAGCCCGCGCTGGGCACGCACGCTCCCCATCGGAGCCGAGGCAGATGTCACCACTTTCTATCGTAAGTAATCACTAACCTAATACATCCATGAATCAAAACATACTTAAGTCACTGCACCAACGCACGGAACTCCTGGCGAAGGACCCCAACTCCCGGTTCGCACCTCTTACCGTGGTGTTTCGGGACGAGGAGATCGTGGACGCGCTCATCCAGCTCACGGGTTTGTACCGGGACCAGTTGGATGACATTACCCGGGTCCAAGAGGCGTTACATGCCAAGCAACACGCCACCTGATGCGCTGCCTCGGCATAGACTTGGGCGAACACACGGGGATCGGGGTCCTCGACTCCCCGTATCGCTTCGTCCACTGCGAACTCCTGCACCTGAAGCCCGGGCGCTTCGACAGCTACGGAACCAAGTTCCTCCTGCTCGACAAACGCATCCGGGAACTCATTGCGGAGTTCAAACCCGACCTCGTGGCCTTTGAAATCTGGCGGCACCACAAAGGGCTTCAAGCCGCCCAGGTGCTCGGCGGATATTCGGCCACACTCACGCGAGTCCTTGCGGACCCCGGTATGCCCCCCGGCATCGGGCTCGAAGTTGGTACAATCAAGAAACACGCCACGGGGCTCCACAGCGCAAACAAAAGTCTCATGCAGCAGTCCGCTTCGCTCCTGTGGCCCAAGGCACGAATTGAATCAGACGATGTGGCCGACGCGCTGCACATGGCGCGACTCGGCATCCACCAAGTCTCCCCCACAAGATGAAACCTACTTTCGGAACTCTCGATATTCCTGAACCTCGACCTCTTTCCTCCATGAAATTCCCTGCGACTATCAAAACGTGGATACGAGACCTGCTTGAAATCGGGGACCCCCAATCCCCGAGAAATCGAACAACCGCTTTTCAGATCGCCCTGACTGATGAGCTGGTAGACCACCCCGAGAACTGGTGGGTGGAGGGTAAGTCGGACGGCTCCTTCGTCGCCAAGCACAACAAGGTGAAGCATATTACTCTTGTTGCGGGTAACTCCAAGTTCCCGCAGGTGTCGTTTATCTCGGCCTTCGGGCGCTCCACAAAATTCACGGATGCAAACGCCCGTTTTATCTGGGCCGCTCTCAACGACCGTCACCGAGAGAGGCTGGTGGAAGAGGAGTCGGCGGAACAGGCTCGAATACTTTCTCGCTTGCGGGACGGTGTTACTGAGTAATGCTAGGTAACATCCTAATGCTGCCAGAAGACACAAATCCTGAAGACCTTGTTCCGCGTCGGATGCGCAAGCAGTACCCGCAGGCGCTGCTTCAGATGGTCGATACCGCCTTAACGACGTGTCAGGGGAATCGAGGCCATGCGGCGAACATGGTGGGGAAGACGCCGCTGGAGATGAAGAACATCATCAACAACACCCCCTGGCTGAAGTTAAAATGGCAGCTCAAGGAAACCATCCCACCAACTCCTGGAGAGGCGGTCGATATTGATAGACCGCCCCCCGTAATCGGGTCCACGCCTTCGGCTGTCGTCAAGGCTATCGAGGCACAGGACAAGATTATCCAAAAGGGTTTTAGGAAGATGGGGTATTCCGAAGACGAGGTTCTTTTCTTCGAGGCGCTACAGACCGAGGTGGCGGGGAACATCAAGGGCATCCTCGATCTGACTTTCGGCGGTGCCGCTCACAGCACCATGAAGTCCCTCATCATGATGAGGAAGATGGAGGAAACGCTCGCGGATATAGATGAGCACCCGGAGAAGTATCGGAAGGTCGCATACACTCGGGAAGGCACGGAGTATGAAGTGGAGAACGAGCACGACTACCGCCTCAAGGTGTGGAAGCACTACATGAATTTCGCGGATCTTCAGAGGAAGATGAACATCTCGGTCAATGAGGCCACGAAGACCCGGCTCATGGCGCAGAAACTCCAGCAGGAGATGCGTGGCAAGGACACCGGGCCGAAGACTGTGGCTGGGTGGGAAACTCCTGGGACTGAATGAGCGACTCCGAAAACTTCCAAGAGATTTCCGATGTTGAACTTGCCCAGTTGCTGGTCAATTCCGCAGAACCGCCCCCCGATGACCCGGAGGAGCCGACTAAGTGGCTCCCAAACCTCACACCGAAGCAGATGGAAGTCTTCTTCGATCTTACGCAAAACCTTCTAGCTCCGGGCAATAGGTACTCTGGGAAGGGGTTTTCTACAGGGTACGCGGCGGTTAAGCACGCCTATGATTATCACAACGCGCTGGTGTTGGCGGTGGTGAAGTCGAAGCGTCAGGCACTAACTGGGGGGTGGTATAGCAAATTATCTGCGGAAATACTTCCCGACTTCGCCCGTAACGTAAAGGGGTTTATTTATCGAGGCCCTCGGACCACCGCAGAGAAGGACCTTATCATCGAGGTGCAGAATCGGTACGGGAGCTGGAGTATCATCCAGCTCATGTCCATCATGCACGACCAAGAGGTAGAGAAGAAAACCAAAGGAATCGAAGCGTCCTTGGTTTATGTGGACGAAATCAATCTTTTCTCTCTTCAAGAGGTACACTCGCAACTCGCCAATACTCTGGGCAGAAGAAACCATATCCCGCCAGAGGCACAGCGCCTCATGGCTACTTGTAACCCAGATAGTCCGAAACATTGGGTTTACCAAGCCTGGTTTGTTGAGGGAAAAAACGACCCAGCCTTCCGAGTCATTGAGATTCGCAAAGAGGATAATCCAGACCCAAAGGTAGAGGCGTACTATAATCGTCTGAAGGTCACCCTTAGAAACAATCCGACGAAGTACAAGAGGGACATCGAGGGGGTCTGGTGCGAGGCCCCAGACGGAGACGCCATCTTTGGCGATGTTTTCGTGCCGGATTTTCATGTGAAGGGGGACCTTCAACGGGAGGAGTTTCTCCACCCCCGGGCAGGCATTCGTTGCGTGGTGGGCCTCGATATTGGCGACACGAATCATGGAGTGGTTTTTCTTCAAGAGCGGGTCACGAAGGATCGCATCATCTGGATCGCCTTCGATGAGATCGTGCATGTCGGCAAGCGGGTGAAGCAGGAGTCTCTGACATTCTCGATCATGTCGAAAATGCAGTATTGGTCTGAGCTGGTTGGCTGCGATTTTCAGTGGTCCTTCATCTCGGACAAGAGCGCCTTCGACCGCTACCGGAGCGGCACCGGAAGTTTCGACCACCTGGAGATTCAGAAATTCAGCAAGGCGCTGCTCCCGAAGTTTTCCCGCATTAAGCAGCCGATCAAGATGCTTGAATGTCCGAAGCCCATGGGGAGCGTCAGCACGAGGAGCCGAATCCTGATCGACCTTCTCTCGGAAGAGAGGTTCTTCGTCTCGGCCAAATGTACCCAGCTCCAGGATATGCTCCTCAACATCACGGGCACGAAGGAGGACCCGTTCGTCCCGAACACGCACAGCGTCTACAAGCACGCCTTGGACGCCTGCACCTACCCCCTTCTGTATATGAACGTCGGCGGGTCGGTTGTGGCAGAGACGGCAGCTTCAGACAACAAACCCCAAGTATTGGCGGTGGGCGGGTAGACAAATTTGATTTGCCTTAAGTGTTACTAGGTAATAACCAACCCCCATGAACTCACCGAATGAACTTCGTCTCGATCTTTCCGGCAACGAGGACGTGGCCGCAGCCCTCGAATCATACTATGTCGGGGATGACTATTGCATTACGATCTGTGGCAAGGTCACCAGCAAGGACGACCAGACTTTTGTCGGCAGCATTGACGAGATCGAGCATGACCAGGCCGAAGATGGCGAAGAGGCCAGCGAGGTGAACTCGGACGCACCCGTCATAGCCATGATGGTTGCCCGAAAGAAATCCGGCAAGAGCGGCCCCGTGAAAGTTCAAGTTGAGAAGGACGATGCGGAAGAAACGGATACCGAAACTTGAAGATGTTCGGTACACCCTTAAGTGGCACCTCATTGACGCGCATTACAAGACGCTTGAAGAGGATCTCCACTGGACGGTGCCCCGGTATCGGATGCTTTGCACGGGCCTCTCACTCACTGAGCACGAGCTTGGGGCCTTCATCCGAGCGAGAGTTGGCGAGGTCGAGCGGTGGCTCAGGCTCGGGGAATTTCCCGCCCCCGTCGAGCTTCACCTGACCCTGATTGAGCGGGCGGTTCTCAAAAAGCCCGGGCAACCCCTTTTCCCACGACTCACATGCACGACTTCGACATCCTAAAGCACTACGGTTCCACACCCCAGAGAATCCGGGATGTCTTTACGTCCCAGGACGGGGAGAATTTTGAAATCCGACAGAAGTGGGAGAAGCGTATCCAGAGTCGGATACACGAGGGGGCTCGCCATAACCTAAACCACTATTCTTTCTTCGCCGCGAGCGACCTTGCCTGGGACTCGAATGTTATCTCGAAGATGCTGGTCCCCCTCCAGCTCTATGCCCAAGGACGGGTCCAGCTCGAATACGTCAAGAACGAGCTGAAGGACGTTCCCCAAGAGGTTCGGGACCAGATTGCAAAGACCGACCCCAAGACTAATGAGATTACCGGTCTCAATATCCCTGAGTTTTTCAAGGTTAGTTTCAACTTGGTCCGTTCGCTTATCACCCGCAGATGCGCGGCCATCACCTCAAATTACAGCGGCAACTACCCCTTTTTCAAATACGACCCCCGCAGCACGAGTCAGGTGGCAAAACTTCGTGCTGATGTGCTCTCCCAGCGGGTACAGATGATCGTTGACCAGTACGGATACCAGCACGACCTCGTTCAGACGATTCGGGAAATGTTGCTCTACCCGTTTTCGGTCGAGTTCGTCAGCGGCGGCTGGGACGTGGAGTTGACCATCGCCAAGAAGGAGCTTCGTGCGGAGCTTCAGAATGAGCAGAACCAGCTTTTCGAGTCCCGGGTCACCCGGGAGGGCATCCTTTTCAACCGTCCCCACCCCAGCCGTATCTTCTGGGATTACACCAGTTCCCTGAACTCGCTAAACTTCGACACCGGGGTCCAGTACATCGGGTACTGGAACGTCCTCCCGTATCGAAATCTCTGTGACAACACTGCTTTCTTCAACCGGGACAAGATCGAGTACAGCTACAACGTCAGTACGCTGCTCAATGGGTACAATGCATATTGGGAACTGTACTTCTCCAGCTCTCCGGTAAACTTCCCCGACGGCAAGGCCACGGGAATACTCGATCTCGCCGGGGAGAACGACCGGAACAAGGTCGCAGGGCGCTACACTTCGGAGATGCAGGATCGCTCGATCTTCCTGACGGAGTATTTCGAGCGCATCATCCCCAAAGACCACGGCCTCGGAGACTACCCCTGCCCGATCTGGGTCCGCCTCGTCGTTGCTGGTGGCCTAACCGTCATCTACGGAGAGTTTTTGCCAGATACCCCCGGCGTCGTCTACCAGTACAATAATCACGACGGTAGGGTGCTCAACAACGCTTTCGCCACGGACATCATACCGTACCAAGACCAGCTCTCAAACATGTTGACCAACCTCCTGCACGCGCAGAAGGCCGCATCAATCAAGGTCATTTCGGCGGACATTGACCAGATCAACGACCCCGAGCAGCTTAAGATGGTGAGGGAGCAGGTTCAGGGTGACGGAGTTTACACGAAACCTCTTTGGGTTGAGTATAAGGGGGCACAGTATTCTGAGATCGGGGTCAGGCCCCGTGAAGTAATCACCGTTTCTGAGACTTCTGCCATCAATGATGTGACGATGTACCTGCGTTCTGCGGCTCAAGTCATCTCTATGGCGGAGAGGAATCTTGGGGCGAGCGCAAACGAGGCTGCTCAGAGTGAACCTCGTGAAGTTTCTGCCACAGAGAACGCGAATATCGCTACCACGGTCAACACTACCATCAATTTCATGGGGCTTGGAGTGGATGAGGGCCTCGATGCCAAGAAGCGCATCGTCTACAAGGGGCTCATGGCCCGTGGATCGACCAAGATTCAGGTGCCCGTGGCGAACAGGTATCTCGAAGCGACCATCAAGGCCGCAGGTTTTGACTTCGTTCCCGAGGAAAACGACCAGCAGGTCGGTACGAACCTCACCGATCCGAAGCGATTCACCATCCTCGGCACAAAACAGCAGCTCGAATACGAGTATGCGTTCACTTCCCGAGAGGGTTCCGAGCGTTCCAGCAACGCCAAGGCAGCGGAAGTCTTGGTTAATCTCCTGGCTCAGATAGCCAGCATCCCGAATGTGCTGCAAGACCTCGGCAAGGAACAGCTCTATGCCTTCCTAAACGAGGTTGTACGGCTGAGCGGGGCGAGTGTGGACCTCCGTTTCGGATTAAAGGATGGTGAGAGTGAGCAGGTGAAGACGGGAGACCCGACTACGGACAATTTCAAGAGCGTTGAAGCGGCCATCCAGCAGATCACGCAGGCGATTCAGGCGGATCGAGGAATGATCCAGCAGATTGCCCAGACGCTCGCCCAACTTACCGGGGCTCCAGCAGCCGCCACACCTGCCGCAGCACCTGCACCCGGCGCCGCCGCCACACCTGCCGCAGCACCTGCACCCGGCGCCGCCGCACCGACCCCTCCGATCTAATTTATGGATACCACACCCGTACCCACCCAAACACCAGCCGCAGCGGCTGCGCCCACTACCACCCCAACAGCTCCCGTAACCAAAGACCCCGTCAAGGCGGGGCTTTTGGCCTCGGTTCTCGGTCTTGTTGAGAAGGAAAAGAAGCCTGTGGAGGAGAAGAAGCCCGGGACTCCTGCGGATCTCAAGGTAGAAGCCTCTCCTAAGAAAGTTGCGGTCAAAGTCCGCGAGAAAAAGCCCGACCCCGCCCCTGAACGCGCACCGCAACCTCTCTTTGACGAAGCAAAACTTGAGGAGGTAGTCAAACGGGCGATCAAACCAGAATCCGTCCAAGCCCCGGTTGTCCCGAGCGTACCCGACCCGACGGATCTCACCGATGCGGAGCGCGAGGAGTACGAGCTGGCCAAGTATTTTGAAGAGAAAGACCCTTCTAAGAAAGGTCTGACACAAGAACTCTCGGCCTTTTACAGGAAACAGAAGGAGTTTTTGGAAAAGCGCGCAGAAGAAGAGGGTTCAGACTACGACCCTTCCACCGACGTAGCCTTCAAGAAGTTTATCGAGAAGAACTCCCCGAAGTTTGGTGCTGGGGAACGTAGGCGAGCCCGGGAGATGAAGCTGGTTGAAGAGACCGAGCGCAGGGCTAGTGAACGCACCCGCGCTGAAGTGGACCCAAAAATCAAAAAGTTGGAGGACGACCTCCGGGAGACTCGGGAGCGTCCTCATATTGAACGTAGAATCGGGGACTTTGTCGCTGAAGTCACCCGCTCTATGCCGCAAGAGGTTTTGGGTTTCCATGCGAAGAACGGTAACGACATTACCAAGACGCGGGAGGCGTTCCCCGTGGAAGTCGAGGTCATCACCGATACCACCGAGGGGGCTAAGCGACTTGCGGGGGAATATCTCGCGATTCGTCGGGGGTTGAAGGAGCCCTCCCACAAAGACCCCGGGCATACCCTGCTCGCAAACTTGGTCGATTCACAGGCACAGGAGCTTATCAAGACGGGACGCCCGGAGTATCTTACCCGCAACGGAAAGCAGTTTATACACCCCTCTCGCATGACCCCCGCCCTTGAGCGGACACACTGGACTTTTGATGAGAATGACGTTCTGACGCTCATCAAATACGCAGCCCGTAGGGAGGCGAACGATAGAATTTCGGCTCGATACCAAGAGCTGGATCGTCTCGGAGAAGCCAAGAAAAAGCGTGTTTCTACACTTAGTGGAGCGGGGAAAACGCCTGAAGTTCCTGAAGCGTCCCCTCGAAGTGGCGCGGCAACTCCTTCAGGAGGACCATCTTCCGGGGTAAAGTCCAAGAATACACTTCTTGGGGTGTTAGGCTTTTAATAGCACATATTTGTTACTGAATACTTTCAAGTAACTTTGCCTTGAGATCCCGTGGGAATTATCACCCACGGGATTTTTGTTATGGAATAATACGGGGTAGCAACCGCTAACAACAAACTATCATGGGCGATCTACTCACAAAAGTCCGTTTGGTAAACATTCCCGACGGTTCTTCTAATCTCACGAAGGCCACCTTTACTGGCCTTACTCCCGACCGTTTCCAGAACATGGCAACGACGGCTTATAGCGAGGCCCGCCTCTTGGCGGAAGCTGCTGAATCTTATGCTGTTGGCATCGTGGCGAAGCCTCTCGATGAGCTTCTCCTGAGCCGCATCAAGGAGGTGGATAAGAGCGCCCTCATGGAGAAAAAACTCCCGGGTGCGCAGTCTATCATTCTCCCGTACACCTACCGTAAGAGGAAGGCCAATCTCCCTGCCGATGACTTCGTGGTCACTGCCGGGGTGGTCAGCCCGAATGCAGGTAGCACGGTCAACGGCATCGTCTTTCCGACTTCTTCCTGGAACCTGAACGTCAAGTTCAGTGTGAAGTGGGGTGCTACTTTCATTGGTAGCGCGAAGTACAGCTACCTCGCCCGTATGTTCCTGAAGGGCGACTACATCTACGTCGAGTACGTCAACAAGACCGGTACCATCGGTCTTGACCGCG